AGCAATGCACCAAGGCGCTGAACAGTCCTTCGTTTGAGCCCGCGTATCGAAATCTTATTTTGAATCAGCGGGTGGAAGCAGTGGCGCCATTCGTCACCCGCTCGATCTGGGAAGCGAACGGAGCGCCGCCGGAAATGAAGCCGAAGCAAAAGGTGTGGGGCGGCCTCGACCTAGCCGAGGTGAACGACCTGTGCGCCGAGGTCCTAGTGAGCGACAAAGGAGACGTGGTGCCCACGTTCTGGCTCCCGGCCGAGGGGCTGCGCGACAAGTCCAAGGCCGACAAGGTGCCGTACGATCTGTGGGCCGAGCAGGGGTTCCTGCAAACGACGCCCGGCAAGTCCGTCCGCTACCGCAACATCGCGGTGCATTTGCGCTGGGTGTTCGACACCTACGACGTGCAGCTCTACGGGTTCGACCGATACCACATGAAATATTTGAAAGAGTGGATGGACCGGACGGATGACAAGACCGGCGCACCGTTGTTCTCTCAGGAAGAACTTGACAAATTTGTTGACTTCGGCCAAGGTAGCGCCAGCATGACGCCCGCTTTGCGTGCGTTTGAGGAGGCCTTGCTCGATGGCGAGCACCGCCACGGCAACCACCCGGTGCTGACCATGTGTGCGCAGAACGCCAAAATCATCGGCGACAGCGGCGCCCGCAAGTTCGACAAGCGCACCGCGCGCGGCCGGATCGATGGTATGGTGGCCTACGCGATGGCGATCGGCGTCATGCCGCAGGAAGTGGAAAATGGAAAACGGACCTGGGATGACTATCTTGCGGACATGGCGGTGACATGAGCGACAAAGGCAAGCCGAAGGGCTTCTCGCTCAAGGCGATTTACTTCTCGATCCGCGACGCGCTCGCCTATCGCCAGATCGACCGCGACCCCGGCAACCGCGATGCGGTCAACGGCGGCTACAACGTCGGCGACAACACCCCGCGCATTGACCGCGCACTGCAGCTGTCCACCGTGTGGGCCTGCGTCAAGCTCAAGTCTAACGCCATTTCCACCCTCCCCCTGTTCATCTACGAGCGCACCGAAGTCAACGGGCGCGAGTCCCGCCGCGTGGCGCGCGAGCACCCCCTGTACCGCCTTCTGCACGACTCCCCCAACGCTGACATGACGGCGCGCGACTTCTGGAATTCGATCCAGGTGCGGCTCGACACCTGGGGGAATGCCTACGTCCTCAAGACCTTTAGCGGCAACCGCATCGTCTCGCTCGATCCACTGGACCCCGGCCTGATGACGGTGCGCCGGACGAACGGCACGGTGCAGTTCCTGTACGCTGCCCCGGGCGGCCGAAAAGAGTACACCGAGCGCGATATCTGGCACATCAAGGGCTTCACCGAAGACGGTTTGACCGGTCTGTCGCCGATTGGCGTGGGCGCCCGGTCCATGGCGCGCGCCCAAAGCGCGGAGTCGGCGTCGTCCGCGCTGTTCTCGGGCGACATGCGCCCGTCCGGGGTGGTGTCGGTGGACCCGATCCTGACCAAGGACCAGCGCACGCAGATGCAGGAGGCGATCACCAACGGCATTTTCGGCGATGCGCGGATGGGCCGCCAGTACCTGCTTGAGGGCGGCGCCAAGTACCAGCAGCTGACCATCAACCCGGTGGACGCCCAGTTGATCGAGCAGGTCAGCGCCAGCGTCGAGGATCTGTGCCGGTGGTATGGCGTGCCGCCGGCCATGATCGGCCACGGCACCGCGGTGTCGAACTGGGGCACCGGCCGCGAGCAGCAGAACCTGGGGTTCCTCCAGTACGTCATCGACCCGGACCTGGTGGGCATCGAGCAGAGCATCGCCAAGAACCTGCTCACGCCGGCCGAGCGGCTGAAGTATTTCGCCGAATTCAGCCGCGAGGGTTTCTTCCGCATGGACAGCTCCGGCCGCTCGGCGTACTACGACAAGATGATCAAGGCCGCCGTGTACACCCCGAACTTTTGCCGGTCGCTGGAGAACCTGGAGCCGCTGCCCGGTGGCGATAACCTGTTCATGCAAAGCAACATGATCCCGCTCGACATGGTTGGAAAAATCACTAGCACCACGCAAAACCCTGATACAATCGCGCAAGAACCCAAGGACACGACCAATGAAACGTAAAGATGCCGGCCTCCTGCTGCACAAGAATTTCGCCTTTAAGGCGGATTCTGTCGCCGACGACGGCACCTTTACCGGCTACGGCTCGGTGTTCGGCAACGTGGACAGCTACAAGGAGATCGTCGCCCCCGGCGCGTTCGCCAAGAGCCTGGGCCTGATCGCCAAGTCCGGCGACCCGCTGCCGGTGCTGTGGCAGCACAACCCCAACAATCCCATCGGCGGCTACACCGCGCTCAGCGAAGACGCCCACGGCTTGAAGGTGGCCGGGTTCTTGCTCAAGGACGACGTGGCACTGGCCAAGGAAGCCTACGCGCTGATGCGCGCGCGGGTGGTCAAGGGCTTGTCAATCGGTTACTACGTGCGCGCCGACAGCTACGACGAGAAGACCGGTATCCGGACGCTCAACGAGCTGGACCTGCGCGAGATCAGCGTCGTCACCTTCCCGGCCAACGAGGCCGCGCAGATCGAGGACGTCAAGTCGGCCATCGCGGGTCTACTGCAGCGCGGCCAGCTGCCCGGCATCAAACAATTCGAAGAACTCCTGCGCGAGGTAGGATTCTCCAAATCACAGGCCGCAGCCGTCGCAAACGGCGGCCTGTCGAAGCTTTCCCGGAGTGAGTCCGGTGGCGAAAAAGGCGACGAAATTCTTGCTGCGCTGCGCAGCTTCAACCTCACTCCGAACTAAAAGGAAACATCATGTCCGACGACACCCAAATCAAGAGCGAACTGGCCCGCATTGGCGACCAGCTGAAAGAGCATGGCGAGAAAGCACTGGCCGAAGCCAAGCGCGGTATCACCATGACCGAAGGCGTCAAACAGACCGTCGACGAACTGCTGGTGAAGCAGGGCGAGTACGAAGCGCGCATGGCTGAAGTCGAGCAGAAAGCCGCCCGCCGCTCGCAAGAACAAGCCACCGGCGAGAAATCGCTGGGCGCCCAGTTCGTCGAGAACGACGCGTTCAAGAAAGCCCACGAGTCGGGCGAGCTGCGCCGCAAGGGTGGCCGCGTTGCGGTCGACATGGCGACCAAAGCGATCGTGACCACCAGCACCGGCGCCGGAGTCATTGCCGACCGCCAGCCGGGTATCATCACCCAGCCGCAGCGCCGCCTGACGATCCGCGATCTGATCGCGCCCGGCCGCACCGCGTCGAACCTGATCACCTACATGAAGGAAACGGGCTTCACCAACAGCGCGGCGCCAGTCGCCGAGAATACGCTGAAGCCTGAGTCCACCCTGACGCTGGCGCAGTCCACCGCCCCGGTGATCAAGCTGGCCCACTTCATGAAGGCGTCGACCGAGATCCTGGACGACTTCCCGGCCCTGCAATCGTACATTGACGAGCGCCTGACCTACGGCCTCAAGCTGGTGGAAGAAACGCAGATGCTGAAGGGTTCGGGCGTCGGCAACAACCTGAACGGCATCTACACCCAGGCCACCGCCTACGTCGCGCCGATCACCCTGACCGGCAACACCCGCATCGACGTGCTGCGTCTGGCGCTGCTGCAAGCCGACTTGGCCGAGTACCCATCGGATGGCATCGTGCTGCACCCGACCGACTGGGCGACCATCGAGCTGCTGAAGGACACCCAGGGCCGTTACATCATCGGCAACCCGCAGGGCAACCTGGCGCCGTCGCTGTGGGGCCGTCCTGTTGTGGCGACCCAAGCCATGACCGTGGACACGTTCCTGGTCGGCGCGTTCCGTATGGGCGCGCAGGTGTTCGACCGCATGATGGCGTCGGTGGCTGTTGCTACCGAGAACGAAAACGACTTCATCATGAACTTGATCACCATCCTGATCGAGGAGCGTTTGGCGCTGGTTGTTAACAGGCCAGAGGCATTCGTCAAGGGCGACATCACCCCGGCCTAATGCGCCTTCTGGCGGCGCCAGCACGGGCCGCCAGTCACAAGGAGAATAACATGGCAACACTGGAAATTACCGCGCTCGACACCTTCACGCACGGCCGCTTGTACATGGTACGTGGCGACAAGGAAATGATCGAAGCATCCGAAGCGCGCGAGCTGGAGCAGGCCGGCCTGGTCTCGACGGCCAAAGCGCCGAAGACCGCAACCGACAGCAAGCCGGCCGAAGATGATCTCGATGATCTGGTCGGCGGCGAGAAGGCTGAAGCCGCACCGCAGAACAAGATGGCCCCCGCGCCAGCCAACAAGGGTAAAAAATAATGACCATCCGCCTGCTCTCGACGTACGACGGCTTCGCGCCACAGTCCATCATCACGCTGGACTCGGCCCTGGAGACCGCGCTGATTGCGGGCGGCAACGCCACCGCGACACTGACCGGGGGCGTGGTGGCGTATCAAGACCGCACCCCGCTGATGGTGCAGAACGGCCCGAAACGCAGCGGCACCGCGCGTGTCAACGCGAACCGCCGCATGGTGGTGCCGCTGGACGAGGGCATGGCACTTATCATCACCGGCGACACGGGCGTCGTCGGCACGGCTCAGCGCTATGATGCAGCCGGCGCAGCGGCGGGCGGCGCCATCGCGCTGACAGCGGGCGCCATGACGGCGATCGGCCCTTACCAGGGCAACCAGACCGTCGAGATCAAGGCCAATGCCAAAGGCGCCAGCGTACTGGTGCAAGACGGCGTGCTATCGGTATCCGCAGGCGGCGGCGGTGGCGGGGTTTCCTCGGTCAGCGCATCGACGCCTCTTGCTGTGAGCGGCCCAACGGCGACGCCCACTATCTCGCTCCCTGCCGCGACGACGGCGCAGCCTGGCCACATGACGACCACGCAGGTGGCGGCCCTAGGCGCCGCCCTCAGCGCGGTGCCGATCGCCACCGCGTCGGTATTGGGCGGCATCAAGCAGGGTCGGAATATTGTCGTCGACTCCGCCGGTGTCGCATCGGCGGTGCGGCCCTCAGCTCTGTCCACCGCAGCCGACAAGATCTCGGACAAAGCCGCGTGGGGTCGCAAGAAACGGCTTCTGACCACCGCAACAGGTGTGGCTGGAGTACCGAATGCCGGTGCCGCTACAGTCTACTGGCCATGGGTGATCCGGGCAACCGACCGCATCGCGTCGCCCATCGACAAGTTCTACATGTACTACTCCACTGACCACGACGCTGGCGCAGGTGGTATTTGGTTGGCTACCGCACCCACCCCGGAAGGTCCATGGACCGTCTACGGCTTAGTATATGTGGACGCGGGCGGCGGCCAGTCCGAGACGCCGAGCGTGGTGTGGGACCGCGAGAATTCGCGTTACTGCATGATGTACCAGATCCAAGCGGCGGTGACCAACGGTGCAGCAGCGCGTGGCGTGCAGTCGACGGTGGCGGCTTATTCCACAAATGGCCTTAACTGGACCAAAGACCCGAATTTCATCATCGATATCCCGTTCGCCAATACGCAGGTGGGTGACGGCCACACCGGCTATTTCCTCCCGTTTGAGACACGTCGTGGCCTGTTCGCGTACAGCCTCTACGGCGGTACCAACAGCTATGGTAGTGTTCTGTGGAAGTCGAACGGCGACCTCTCCGGACAAGTAATCAACGCCGCTAACGGTACATATGGCACCGGCTGGCACAGCGATCGCAAGCACCTTGGCTACGGCCTGGATATGACCATTCCAGTTGCCGCGCTTGGCGTGTCTCAATATATAAATTGGCACGGAGGCTTTGTGGTGGAAGCCCAAGGTACTGAATATTGGGTTGGGATTATTTCTAACTTGGTGTCGGGTGCTGATGCCTCTGTTCGCGTATTGGCAGCGGCCCCGGTGTCGGCCAACTATCGCGCACTGACCGAAGCGCCGCGTATCGTCTGGACGCCCGATCAAGCTTGGGAAAGCGCAGATTTGCGCTCAGCAACACCGTTCGTAGACGACGGCAGACTCTATATTTACTACGCCGTAAAACAGACCGAGATCGGAGTGATTAGCTATGCTTTATGATAACGAAGGGCGGCAACTCCGCATCGGCCAGACGGTCGAAGACTTCATCTGGAACGTCGGCGGGGACATCATGTTGCCGTCATGGCTGGTTGCAGTCGGCACGTCGATCCTGACCTTTACCGGGCCATCGGCGTCGCCGGGCATCGTTACGGCGCAGACGAAGCTGGCAACGCCAGCTGTTGACGATGCGGCGGGCATTCAAACTGCGTTCTCCATCGCGACGCCACAGTTTTCCGAGATCTCGTTCTCGGTGACGGGCATGACCGCGGACGCTGGGGCAAGCGCCACCAACCACTCGCTGCAAATGAAGCTGACGAACGGCAGCACCACCGGCGCGCAGTTCACTACCGACAACGCCGCCGCCGGTGCGAGCAAGCAGCGTATTTTCCCCGGCGCTGAAACAGGCAATGCCTACGCCATCGCGGATGCTCTCAATGTGCCGAAGCGGAAGTCACTAGGTATGGTGATCCGCCCCAAAACTCGCGAGGTGTTCTACACCACTGGCGATCCTGATGACGGTGCTGGTGTGGTGGGATACTCGCGCAATGCCTTCGTGGACGTCACCGGGCCGTTCGTGATGCAAATCCTGACCAAGGCGGCGGCGCAGCGCTCGCTGTCGTTGGCACGGGTGCACTTGCGTCTGAGCAGTTTCTAGGGGGCGCCATGCTCTACATCGCCTACCTGACCTACGTCCTCGCCGGCGTGCCGCACACGGAGCCTATCGCCCCAGTCGGCGATCCGGCCACTTGCTACACGGTGGGCGTGTACCGTGCATTGGAGCGCGCGGCCGAACTCAAGATACCGGTCTCGGCCGTGTCCATCGGCTGTTGGTACCCATCGCCACGAAATTATCAAAAATGATAAAAGTCATCACCCCGCCGACTGAAGAACCGATCACCCTGGCGGAGGCGAAAGCCAACCTGCGGGTGGTGTTCTCCGACGAGGACGCGGACATCGAGCGCATGATCCGCGCGGCGCGCCAGATGGCCGAGGAACGACTCAACCGCGCACTCATGCCGCAGACCCTGGCCTTTGGCGCGGATGCGTTCTGCGTGTTCCTCAAGGTGCCACGCCCGCCCCTGGCCGAGATCGATAGCATCAAGTATATCGACGCCGACGGCGTTGAGCAGACCGTACCGGCCGGCTACCTGGTCGACGAGTTCGTGGACCCGCCGACGATCACCCCGGCCTACGGCACGCCATGGCCCACCACCCGCGCGCAAGCCGGCGCCGTGGTCGTCCAGTACCAAGCCGGATATGCCGATGCGGCCAGCGTGCCCGAGCCGATCCGCCAGTGGATGCTGCTGTCTATCGGCGTGATGTACGAAAATCGCACGGCCGTTGTGAATGGCACCATTAGCCAAGCCATCGCGGGCGACTTCTACGATATGTTGCTGCAGCCCTTCAAGGTGTACCAATGACCACCGGAGGCCAGTTCGATCGGCGCATCACCGTCGAGCGCCCAACAGTCGTTGACGATCCCGAATACGGCCCGGTGCCCGGCCCTTGGGAGACCGTCTTCGCGCGCGTGCCTGCCCAGGTGTGGGACGTCTTGCCCGGCAACGCCGAGCGCAACGGCAACGCCATCGACATGTCCGAGAAGCCGGCGCGCGTGCGTATCCGATACACGCGCGGCATCAGCTCCGACATGCGGGTGATCGTCCACAACGAGGTCGACACCATCCACCAGATCAGCGCGGGACCTGCGGAGATCGGCCGGCGCGAGTGGCTGGAATTCACCATCAAGGAATTCAGCTCATGAGCCAAGAGAACATCACTGGCGGCGCGTCGCTCGACGCCTTGCTCCAGACGCTCCCGGCCAAGCTGGAGACGAACATCATGCGCAGTGCGCTGCGCGCCGGCGCCAAGGTGTATCTCGATCAGGTCAAACAGAATATCCCGGTGGAGCACGGCCTGTTGCGCCAGTCGGCGCGCATCACCACGCGCAAGAGCCGCGACGGCCAGGTGTCGGCCAGCGTCAAGGTCGGCAACTCGGTCGCCTTCTACGCGCACATGGTGGAATACGGCACCCGCGCCCACTCGATCACCGCACGCGCCATGGCCGTCAACGGCAACACCGTGCGCAGCGTCGATCACCCCGGCTCGCGTCCGCACCCGTTCATGCGGCCGGCCGCCGACGAGAAGTTCTCGCAGGCCGTCGCCGCCGTGCAGGCGCAGATCCGCAAGCGCCTGACTAAGGAGGGCTTGGACGTCCCCGCCGCCGTGCCGCCCGACGAGGCCGCAGCATGAGCGCCGTCGCCATCGTCCGCGCGCTACTGGCT